ATCAACAAAAAGCGGAAATTGAAAGAGAAAAACATATAAAACGCATTAGGGCTATTCAAGAACAAAAACATAAAAAAGAACAAGAAAAAAGAATGTCTCAAATCAAAGAAACAAAACACAAAGAAGAAGATTTATCAATTTATAACAAGGATTTAATATGAGCGGATATCCAACACTAAACGAAGTTACATTAGATGAAAGCGATAACACTGGAACTAGCGGAACCATTACTAAAAAAGCATCTTTATATGGATGGGATGGTTCTGATAAGGTTCGGGTTAAAGTTGATTCTAATGGAGCCATAGCCACTTCTCCCGAAGGGGCATCTTGCGGAACAGATACGACCACCATTACTACGGCAGGCACAGCGGTTCAATTGCCTAATCATGCCTGTAAAAGATGTTTTATTCAGTCATATGAAGGAAACGCTGGCACTATTGCTGTTGGAGATAGTAACGTAGTAGCCGCGGCCGCTTCTTTACGAGGCAAGGCGCTTTATCCAACCCAAGGAGATTGGTTTTATGTCAATAACACTAATTTATTATATGTAGACTCCACAGCAAATGGAGACAAGGTTAGCATTTATTATGAGAATTAAAAAACTTTTAGTATTTACATTTGTATCCATAATAATTTGTATTGCCATTATAGCATTAATGAATTCGTGGGCTAATTATGACAATGAAACTGAAGTCCCGTCTGATTTTGGTGCAATGACATTTTGGATGTATAAAAATTCCCAATTACAACCAGTGGTTTCCACTTGGAATATTTTGTCTTCTGGCTCTGTTAATTTTGATAACACAGTATCTATTAGTGGGGCTTTAAATTTTGGAAGTCTTATCAATTGTGACACTATAGATACAGACGCAAACGGAGTTCCTAGTTGTGGGACCGATGAAACAGGCTCTGGTTCTGGTATGATTTTACACAATTTATTGGGTTCTTGGCACGCAGATACCAATCCAGCGTCAGTATCAAGGGGAAGCCTTATTTATGGAAATTCTACGCCCAAGTGGTCAGAATTAACAATTGGAGCGTCTAATTCATTTTTACTAAGCGATGGTACAGATGTTAAGTGGGACGACAGTGCTACAAGTTTATTTTTAAGCAATGATTTATATGTTGGCGGAATAGGGCTTGACGACACAGGCTCAGCAGTAGCTGGCTCTACCTTAATAGGAATACCTGCTTTATCGGGGGCAACATACACAACCCAAGAACACTACAATAGATTATCCCAGTCAGCTGGAAGAACATCTGGTGGGGGTATAACTGATAATGGAGATGGAACAGTTGCGGTTGCCGCTGGAACTGGCTTTATAAAAGCAACTGACAGTGACGCAGCCGAACTTTTGTCTTTTGATTGGGCCGCCTCTTCAAGTGTTGAGATAATAACGGATGATACAATCTATATCGGAATTATTTATAATTCAGGAACTCCCAAAATAGACTGCAGGACAACCGATGTTTGGGACCTAGATACAGAGTTTCCATTGGGAAGTGTTGTTAATATTGGTGGACATACCAATATACTTCAAAACCCTTGGTGGGTCGGGGACAGCATTACAAATATCATAGAAAGAACTCAATCATTTGGCTGGATTACAAGAGATGAAAGAATTAAAGGGCTAATAATATCAAAATCAGGAACTCGCAATCTTGATTATACGGCTGGAACACTATGGTCAAGATTAACGGAATTTGATATACCAGCGTCAACAGCCGCCGCTTTTGAAACATATTACAGGGATGGATCTGGCGGCTGGACAGTAGAAGAGGGCATTACCCAGTGGTCAATAGAAGATTATGATGATGGAGACGGGACACTGGCAAGTTTGTCAGCTAATAGATATGCGAATATCTGGGTATTTATGGAAACAGACGGCGAACCCGCAATAGTATATCCGCAAGCACAATTTACAAATGCCGCTGCGGCTGGATTAGAAAAACTGCCGTCAACACTTCCGCCAACTCTAACAGAGGCAGGTATATTGCTTGGAAGGATTACAATACAGGATGGAGTTGATGAGCCAGTTGAAGTCCAGTCGGCTTTTGTGGATGTAATTGAAACCGCGCTTGTAACAGACCATGGAAACCTTGGCGGACTAAACGATGACGATCATACCCAGTATGTTTTATCAAATGGAACAAGGGCAATGACATCTGATTGGACTTTTGGTTCAAATGATTTATTCGCAAGTTCAAGTTTCTTTTTGGAAGGATTATCCGTTGATGGCACAGCGAGTATTTCTGGAACACTTGATGTAACTGGGGCAATAACTGGAAACCTGACAGGTAACGCCGATACTGCAACAGCCCTAGCTGCCAATGGAGCTAATTGTGCTGCCGGACAATATCCTTTAGGAATTGACGCTAGCGGAGCAGTTGAAGGCTGTACTGCTGATAGCGATACTACTTATACTGCTGCAAGTCCATTAAGTTTAGTGGGGACCGTGTTTAATATTGATCTAGCATCTACAAGTGGGGGCGGTTATTTGTCTAGCACAGACTGGGACACCTTTAATTCTAAGTGGGATTCTGTTTCTGATATTGGAGATGGAACAATTACAGAAATTAAGCTTGATATAAACTCAGCGCCTACCGAAGAATATATTTTGGGTTGGAATGGAACAAAGTTGGATTATTTTGCCACCACTTCTTGGGATACCAATACTACTTATACAGCGGGAGGAACTTTATTAGATTTAACGGGCACAACATTTAGTATAAACGAAGGAACATTAACTAATGGTAAGGGCTGTAAATTTGTAACGGGAACAGGCATTGTTTGCGACCAAGATTATTTATTAACAGTTGATATTTCAGATAATACTAATCTTACGGCAGGAACAAATATTACTTTATCAGATGACACTCTAAATGTAGACGATGTCTTTGTGTTAACCGCGGGTGACTTGATTACTGGAAACATAGTAAGCTCAGGAAGCTTTGAAATTGACAACACAGTTTCTATAAGCGGCCAATTAGCATTTGGAAATCTTATCAATTGTGACACTATAGATACAGACGCAAACGGAGTTCCTAGTTGTGGGACCGATGAAACGTCTGCTGGGGGATTATCCGCTCATAACCTATTGGGAAGTTATCACGGAGACACGCTTCCCGCTTCAGTATCGGCAAATAGTTTAATTTATGGAGGAGAAACAACTTGGCAATTGTTCTCTGCCCCAACAGCATCAAGTAGTTTTTTACAATACAATGGAACAAGTTTGAGCTGGAACGATTTAATAGTATCTGTAGGAAATATGAACGCAGAGGACTTTGGAGATTTTACTTGTAATGGAACCGCTTGTACTAATGATGCCGATAGTATAGCCCTAGCCACTGATACAACTGGAAACTATGTAGCCACAATAGCCGATAGCGGCAATTCTGTTATAACTGTAGCCAACTCTGGTTCGGAAAATGCCGCAGTAACCTTAACAATAACCGCAGACGGGATAGATGATACCCATATTGATTGGGGAACTGGAGCCAACCAAGTAAGCATAGCAGACTTATCGGGAAATCAAATTTCAGGAGCCTTAGCTTGGGACTTTGGAGCAGCCACAAGTTTTGAATTGCCCAACGCAGCATCTTTAACCTTAGACGCTAACGGAGAAGCATATATTGATACAACCGCAGACCAATTAAAGTATTACTCTGGCGGAGAAATTCATTCAATAGTAGCCACTCGTTCATTTTCTTTTATACTGGGAAATGACCACATAACATCAGCTTCTTGGGCGGTTGAAACTCAATTTACCGAGCCAATAACTATTACTAAGATTAGTTGTAGGGCAAAAAGCGGAACTAGCTTTCAGTTAGAACTATTAGAATGCGACGCTGACGCTGGCTCTTGCACCGATGTTGATAGCACAATTACGTGTGCCACTACAACAACTTATGATGACGGGTTTTTAACAAATCCTTCAATAGATGCCTTAGACAAAATTATAGCTTCTACTTCTGACGGAGCCGTGTCAGGAGCTGTAGAAACTGGCGCTGTTGAGGTTTGGTATAAGATGACCGCTGAATAAGTATGAATAAATTGTGGAAAAAAATAACAGATTTCTTTAATAAAACTTGGATTAAAACAAAACAAATATCTCACAATGTTTGGATGTGGGTTAAACGACAATGGAAAAAGCTTTTATTGCTTTTAATTCCTATAGCTATGGCAGCGGGATTAACACAGCCACTTTTGATAGATAAAAGTTTTGAAAACCTACCAAATGTAGAAAAAATAGCTAACATATACAAGGTAGATTTAGGAAAATACAATGAAGTTGAAATTAAAGACAATGCCCCAGAGGTTAAATTAAAAAAATGGGGAGACGAAACTTGGATTAAAATACGACCATCAGTAACATTTGGGGGAAAATTTGGAGCAGAAATAAAACCCAAACAAGAAAATGGCAAATTAAAATTTATTGATATCGGCACAGAAATTCATTTATATCCACTAGAGCCAAGCGAAGAGTATGAGGGGGGTGGGTTTGAATATGAGGTTATTTTAAAATCAAAACCTCCCATAAATATAATGAGCTTTGACATAGACACACAAGGACTTGAGTTTTATTATCAACCGCCTTTAAATGAAGAATATCCCAAATCAAACAATTGTTCATCAACTGAATGCGATACAAGTGGAGATGGTGAATTGGATTCATTTAGGCCCAAAAATATAATTGGAAGTTATGCAGTTTATCATAAAACAAAAACAAATTATATTGTAGGACAAACAAATTATAAAACGGGGAAGGCATTTCATATTTATAGACCTAAAATTATAGATAGTGCTGGAAATTGGACATGGGGAGAATTGAATGTAGATGAAAAAAGGGGAAAGTTAACCATAACCACACCTCAAGACTTTATAGATAGTGCTGTTTATCCCATAAGACATGCTACTGGTTTAACTATCGGATATACGACGGGAGGAGGCAGCACAAAGGCTATTAGTGCAGACAGAATGTATGGAACAACATATAATAATACTGCTAGTGCAACTGGTTTGGTAAGCAAGATTACGGCTTATTTCTCGGGTTATTTTGGAGGGGATAATGGTAAGGGTGTAATGGTTGAAGACTCGGGTAAAACAATTATATCTAATGGAGTTACTCCTGCTAATTCAATAGCTGCTGGATTAAATTGGGTTGATTTTACTTATTCTACGCAACCAACAATTAGCAATGGTACTGATTATGTAATGATGATTATTACTGATGAAAGTCAAATTCGTTACGATAGTGGTTCTTATGGTTTTTATGATACAAGTAATAGTTATGCCAGCCCACAAAATCCAACAGATGGTACTACTGACACTAATAATTATTCTGTCTATGCAACCTATACAGCAAACCCAGCAACTGTTATCACGGATTATGAAACAAATGTAACCGATACTACAGCAACTTTATGGGGAACAGTAGATATGGGGGGTTCTAGCAGTGTAAGTGCTTACTTTGAATATATTGCCTCTATTACCGAGGCTTACGATACTACCAGCGTTGACCAAACAATAACTGTGAGTGATAATTATAGTCAATCTTTGACTGGACTAACGGCATTATCACCATATAGTTATAGAGCGGTAGTAAGTGAATCGGCTACTCCCAATTATGGAGATGATGATAAATTTTATACTGGAGATGTTGCCACAATTTCTTATACGGAAAATGATTTTAATGCTGGCATTTTAGATAATGTTTCAACAAGTGCTTCTTCTGGATTTATTGAGCTTACAAGCGCAAAGGGAGGAGGCATAGCCACAACATCGGAAGGATTTGAAGGGGCAACATTTCCACCAATCAGTTTTGGTAGCGGGTGGACAACGGGAGGTAATGCTAATTTTTTTAGAAGCAGCACTCAATATCAGGCAGGGTCTTATTCGGCAGAAGGAGGAGATATTGCCGATAGTCAAAGTACTTGGCTTGATTTAGATTATACTTGTGATAGCGCAGATTGTGCTTTAAGTTTTTATTGGAAAGTAAGCAGTGAAACTGACTACGATTATTTGGTTTATTGTGAAGATATAGATGATACTTGTAGTAGAACCACTTATACTTTACGAATTTCTGGCAATACTGCGTGGGCATTAGTTCATAGACCAGATTTGTCAACGGGAGCACATAGTTTTAGGTGGGGATATTTTAAAGATAGTTCAGTTAGTGAATTGTCTGATACTGGGTGGATTGATGTTGTTTCAATAGGAGATACAAGTACGGGTTATGCTGAATTTGGAAACTGGACAGCCCCACCCCTTGATGTTAGTAGTATTTCAAATGTAGATACTAGTAAATTTAACTTTTATGCTAGTACATCAGCAGGGACTACTTTTTTAACAGCTTCTACCTCTTTTCATACAAGCTCTACATCAGAACCGGGTAATTGGGACGACGCCACAAATGGAAGCACTATAACTGGAGCTTCAGGAGATTTATCTGGTAAATGGTTATGGGTTAGATTCTTTTTAGAAACCACATCATCAGCTTCTACCCCTTATTTGCATTGGACTGGTTATGGGATAAATGAAGCAGCAACTCCTCCGCCAACTACCGAAGAGACAATACCGCCACCGATAATAATTTTTGGAGACTAAACATTTAATATTTTAATACTAATATACAAGGAATAAATAAATGAATCTTTATAACGCAAGTCTTCCGATTGGAATAGAAAATCATATATTGTTTTTAACCAACACAACTACTTCTGATTTCTCTCAAAACCAAATGAAGGCAAATATAAATAGATGGCTACACAGATTTAGCGATGAAATTATGGATGCTATGGAGGGATGGGACTTTTCTGGACAAACCGACCAAACTATAGACTTGGTTGCTGATACACAATCTTACTCTGTTCCTACTGGAATTCTTAAAATAAAAAGAATTGAAATTGATTACAATGGAGATGGGGTTTATTACAAAGCAGAACCTCTTGATATTAACGATATGGGACATGGCACCGATAGCACAAGCCTTGCTGGGCGTTTTAGTACAACATCTCCTTATTATGACCTAAGAGCTGGTTTTATTGACTTTTATCCAATTCCTGACACCAATGTTACAAATGGAGTAAAAATTTGGTGTGAAAATGAAATCACGGAACTATCAGCCGATACCGACGAACCCGGAATTGCCGAGCCATTTCATATTGGATTGGCTTATGGAGCGGCCAGAGATTGGTTTGAAAGAGAAGGCAATACAAAAATGGTTAGAGCAATGGACAAAAACCTTAAAGAAGTAATTAGAAAAATGAGAGAATTTTATAGCACTCGAGATTTATCGGCTCCATGGATGATGAAATCAACATTAAGTAGCGAGGACTACGAGTAATATGAAAAAAACTTTAATTATAGAAGATTTTTATGGTGGTCAATCAAATTCTAATATTAAAGGAAAAAGAGGAGAATATGCTTTTTCCCAAGATTTTGACATACTTTCAGACGAAGGAATGCTACAACCGCAACTGGCATTAAAAAACGATAATTCTGGAACGGTCGGAACATCATCTTCTATTAGGGGATACATCAAAGCAAGCGATGGGAATATATATGGAATTGGAATTTCAAGCGGAAACAATAGGTTATTTAAAAAAACATCAATTACAGGAGATTGGTCAACAGTAGTTACTGCTAGCGGGTCATCTTCTCCAACTGGAGGAATATGGGAATATGCTGATTATCTATATTGGTTTAATTCATCAACGGTAATTTCTCAATATGGTCCATTGTCAGGAAGTCCATCATTAACTGAAACATGGGACACCATATCTGGAGCGACATTAGTTACCGCAAGCGTTCATGCAGACAATAAAATATATTTTTATGAAAGATATAATGTTTATCGTTATGACGGCACAACCAAACCAAATGCAGCAGGAATAATGTTAGATTTACCCACCAATTGGAGAATTAAGGATATATGGTCAGAAGGAAATAATCAATTTATTTTAGCTAATGATGTTGAAAATAATGTTACTTCAAAAATATTTATTTGGGATCCAACATCAGAAGTGGGAACAACTACGTGGAATGATGATGTAGATATTGGAGACTATAATGCCCAATCAATCAAAAAAGCTGGAGATAGATTTTATATCATCTGTGCTATGTGGGATTATAAGATTTATTCTTGGGCAGGAACAGGCTATCGTATTAGATTGGCAAAAAGTATACCAGTTAATTCTACGGCATCTTTTTCTGTTAATTCTAATGCCGTTGATGTAAAAGATGGAATATTATATTTTGCTACTACTTGTTCTGTAAGTGGCTTTAATAATGGCGTATATGCTTATGGCCATAAGAATTCAAATAAACCGAAGTCTTTATGGCTAGATAGAGTAAATCACTTAAATGATCTATCAAGCATTACCGCTAGGGCATTAAAATGGATAGAAAAATCAGGAGAACTAAACCTTCATTTAAGCTTTGATGATGGAACCAACGATTATTCTAATAGAGAAGACACAAATTATTCTTCCAATGCTGTTTATGAAACAATTAACATTGCTCCATGGAAGGGACAAAAATCACAACTCAAAAGATTAATTTGTCATCATCAACCATTGCCAGCTTCAACAAAATTTACTTTTAAAATAAAAACTGATTTTGCGTCTAGTTGGACGACTATTGGAGACTCTGATACAACCAATGATACTGAAAAAGATTTTTTTGGCGATGATTCCCAAAACGCACTAGCTATAGGGAATTTTCATCAAATTAGAGTAGAAGCAACTTCGGCTACCACTAACAGACCACAATTAATAGATTTAACAATGGAATTTGAGGCAAGAGGAAAATGAGCGAACAAAATTTCTATAAAAAAGAAGATGACTTAGAACAAAAAATAGAAGCTATTATTTATAAAAAACTATATGACGAACCATTGGCCTTTCCGTCTTTTCCTTCAACCCCAACTGGGTTTCCATCCAATCCTTATGATGTAGCCAATAAACATTATGTAGACGAAAATAGACCAGTTACCTTTGATTTTGGCGACGGTTCTGATGGAGACGTAACCATTTCAAGCAATACCACTTTAACAAGTGATATGTATTACAATAATTTGACTGTTAATGGTGGTGTAACATTAAAAACAGGAGGATATAGAATATGGGTTAAAAACAAACTTGTTAATAATGGAACAATTTCTAATAATGGCGGTAGTGGTGGCGATGCTGGTGATTATACCACTCCCGGTGCTGCTGGTGCTGCTCCCGGCACAGGATATGGCACTGGCGTAGCTGGTAAAGCTGGAAGCGACGCAGGAAACGTGAACGGACAAGGTAGTGCCAATGGAGTTGCTGGGGTAGCAGGAGACAATAAATCAAATTGTTTAATTGGAAATGGTGCTGCTGGTGGGGCAGGTGGAGACACTGGTGGAGGAACTGGTGGTGCGGCAGGAGCAGGAGGAACAGCAACCGCCGCTACAAACAAACCTTTTGCACATACTCAGCTTATTACTTTATTAGATTTTATTGGCGGAAGCAATCCCACTAAATATGAAGCTGCCACAGGAGCAGGAAGCGGTGGTGGTGGTGGTTGTTGGGCTGAAGATACCGGAAATGGAGCTTCTGGCGGGTCTGGTGGCGGTTCGGGTGGCTCAGGAGGATTAGTAGCTATTTATGCAAAATACTTAGAAAACAACGGAGCCATAACTTCTCATGGAGGCAATGGAGGAGCTGGTGGTGCTGCTGATTGTAAAAGCGAACCAAATAGCCATGGCGGAGGCGGTGGCGGAGGAGCTGGCGGCTCTGGCGGTTTAATGGTTTTAGTTTATCATAAAAAAACTGGACAAGGCACTACAACTGTTAGCGGAGGAACTGGTGGTTCTGGCGGTAGTGGTTGTGGAACCTCGGGTTCTGATGGGAGCGATGGTTCTAATGGAACCGCGGGTAAAATAATTTCAATACAAGCTTAATAACAAGGAATAATTAATATGGCTCAATTAAAAGAAGGAAACTATTATCAAGTTCAAGGAGAAAATCAAGTATATACTTTTTCTCCTGAAGGATATTTAAAAACTACTACGCCACCACCCAAGGTGACCCCTAGTTTAATTTCACAAGGAATAGTTGAAAAATATTCTCAACCGCCAGCTCAAAAAACCGAAGAAAATATCCCAACAGCTACCGACTTAAGTGCTGCTATTTCAGGGGAACAACCAGAGCTTTTTAGGGAAGAAAGTGGCTATAAAGTATATAAAAAAGAAGGCACACAGATAGAATGGTTAAATATGCCAGCAGAACAATTTACCGCCACTTACGGACCTCAGGCGTGGGAACAAATTAAAATCATTCCCGACATTGATGCTTTTGCCAATCAACTACAAGAAGAAGGAATTAGAGGGCTTCAGAATTCTGTTCAAGAATTAACTCAAAACGCCCTTACTCAATATACGGAAACCCCAGAATATAAACAAAAATTAGCTGCGGCAGAATCAGCTATTGATCAAGAAATCAAGTTTATGGAAGAAGCACCCACTAAGTTTTGGGAAAAATTTTGGCAAAAACCAGAAAATCAAAAGAAAAAGGAAGAATATCAGGTATGGAAAAAAGAATTGGCAGAATTAGATGCTCAATATGAAACATCAAAACTATATCAAATGAAACGAACTGTTCCCGGATATATTATGATAGGAGAATCTAAAATTTTACATCAACAATATATTGCAGACAGAGCTACTATGTTAGCTAAAGGGGCGATTATTCAAGATGATTATGATAGAGTTATTGACTTTGGCAATCAAGCATTTGAAGCATATTTAAACACATTAGATAAACGATTAGAATTTGAATACACAAAACTTGACAGAGTTTATGGATTACCAGAACAAAGACGACAAGAAGTATCGTTTCAATTAGATGTGGTTAGGGAACAATTAAACAGCCTTCGAGAAGAACAAGATACCCGTGTTGCTAATTGGCAGAAAAACTTATCTCTTTACCCAGAATATACTGGCAAGCCATGGATGTCTATTGAAGAACAAGAAGAATTAATGAAACCATTTTACAAAGAAGAAAGAATTTTTACCAAACAAGAAAGAGCTGCTGATATTGCTAGAAAATTACAATTAGCTGGCGAAGGCAAAACGGGTACCACCCCAGAAGAAACAATAGATGTTGCTAAAGAATTTATGGATGACAAAAATGCTGGGATGCCTTATGAAGATGCTATTAATTTATATGCTGCTGACCTTGGAGAAGAATGGATTAAAAAACAATATGAAGGCGGAACAACACCATTATCAGAAATGCCCACCTCATTAGAAAAGCCAAAAAAGGAAAGCTTCTTTAAAAAACTATTTAAGCCAAAAGGATTTGGTTTAATACTAGGAAAATAATATGAGCAGGTGGTTGCAACAAACAAAAACAACATCTACCACGGGCAGATGGCAGGCTATTCAAGAAAAAAAGCCCCAAAACAGATGGCAAGCACAAACGGCACTAAAAGAACCTATTAGTAAATTTATGACTGGAGCATGGTATGAAAAAGTGTTTGACCCATTAATGGCGGGGCAATATGCTATTGCCGGATTGGGACGTAAGGCACTTAAAATGGATGATGCTGGAGCAATTGAGGGCATTAAACAACGAGCTACGTGGGTGGATATTGTTAAAGAAAAATTTCCCTATCAACCAACAACTGATTGGAAGTATAATTTTATTAGAGAACTTGGAAGAACACTTGTTGGAACTGGCCTTGACATCGCATTAGATCCTCTATGGGTTCTTCCTCCTGCTAAAATTGCCAAAATGTTTAAATTAGAAAAAGCAGTTAAAGCAATTGCCGAAACAAAACCAGTAGCAAAAATTATAGAAAAAGTTGGACCAAAAATTATAACTAGATTTGGTCAACCAACACAATATGTAAAGCTAGCCAAAGATACAAATATAAAAATTTTAAACAGAGAATTACGAGCACTAGAAATAGGACAACCAATAGCAGGGCTTTCTAAGGCAGAACAATTACGAGTAGCCCAACTAATTAAAGGTGGTATATCTGTTGGTGATATAGAAAAACCATTAAGGGCAGTTGCAGATCCAGCAATAGAGGAATTTAAAAGATTAGGAAAGAGGGCGGTACAAGAAGGACTATTAAATGAAGATGCTTTTTATGAGCATTTTGGTAGGTATATGCCCAGATTATATAAAACCAAAGAAATGCCAACAGGAGCTGTTAGATTTTTTGGGGACAAAAAACCCATTAGGGCAAATCTTGACCGATTTAAAGCAAGAAAAGATATTCCAGAGGATATAAGGGCGGCACTAGGAGAAATAAAAGAAGCTGGCTATCCAACTACAAAGGGATTGGCACAATTGGGACAAGCAGTGGAAAGAGCAAAATTCTTTAGAAAAGTAAATAAAATATATGCTAAGCCAAAAGCATACAAGGATTGGTTACAATTACCTAAAACCAAAGCATTGGGAGATTTGAGTGGCAAGTGGGTATCTAAACCAATCTATGAAGACATTCAACAGTTTATAAGAGTTGCGTCTAAAGGAGAAAGGGTTTATAGAACTGCGTTGGGAACATGGAAATACGGAAAAGTTATTGCTAATCCAGCAACTCATTTAAGAAATATATATGCCAATTTTATTTTAGCTGATTTAGGGGGATTATCACCCCTTCGGGTAGATATTTATGGATTAGCGTTAAAAGAACTAAAAACTAAAGGAAAATATTATAAAGAACTTAAAAAGGTTTCAGACATATTACACGAAACTTTTTATGCAAGAGAAATTAGTGATTTATTAAAATCTTTTGAAACTAGTCAGGGGACAACAGCATTTCAAAAAATGGCTAATGGTATTCAAAAGCTTATGAAAAAAGGAGGGAATATTTATCAGGCAGAAGAACAGTGGTCAAAAATGGCATTATATATTTATAAAAGAAAAAAGGGATTATTGCCAGAACAAGCCGCAAAAGAAGCAGAAAAATGGCTCTTCAATTATAGAGAAGTTCCTCCGTTAATTGAAACCTTGCGAGGCAGTAGAGTAGGTGGTGCGTTAGGGTTTTTATCGGGAGCATATCCTTTTATTACCTTTTCTTATAAAGCTATACCAAGAATATTTGAAGTGGCAATGACCAAGACGCCAAGATTAACAAAATGGATGAAAATGTATCATGGCATTGATTTAATGATGGAACCACCGCCAGCCAAAGAAATGTTGCCTGATTATATGGGCAAGGGAATGTTTTTAAAATTACCATTTAAAGATAAGTATGATAGATTTCAATATTTAGATTTGAACTTTATTTTGCCATGGGGCGATATTGGTGAAGTTGGCAATACATTACGACCAAACCATCCTTTGTGGACAACAATATATTCCTTAATTCTAAACAAACACCCTCTTGGATGGGACATTGTTAAACCGGGATCTACCAAACAAGAAGCAAGAGAAGCAATTACTGATTATTTATATAAACAACTTACGCCTTCTCCGTCTCCAGCTATTCCGGGCATAACAAAAGGAGGATATTCTTACCAAAAAATTATATCAGCACTACGAAAAGAAGAAGATTATTCTGGTAAGGTTAGAAGCGTTAAATCTGCTATTATGGCAGCACTAACAGGGCTGAAAACTACCCCAATAGATATAGAAATTGAAAAAGAAAGAAGAGAGGCAGAAAAACTATATGATATTCGAGAAATTCAATCAAGAATTCGCAATCTTTATATTTTAAAAAAGCGTAATATTCTTACAGATGATCAAAAAACAAAACTAGAAAAAGCTTATCAGGAAAGAATAAAAAAACTTGGCGGTAAAGAATATACACCAAGCAATAATTGGTTAGAAAAAAAGGGTTTCTTAAAAGAAAAATCAAGATGGCAAAAAGCTCAAGGCATTTGATGTAAATCCGAAATGCCAATCCAATCACATAAAAATAAAATGCTCATAATAAGCAAACCACCTAATAAAATTATCCAAAAGGTTTTCATATAATCTAACATAACAAATCAAAATAAGGTTGTCAAGCAATGACTAATTATAGAAACAATATTCAAGACAAACGACTTGAAAAAATAGAAAAACATATTGAAATTATTAACCACGAATTCGGCTATATTCAGGCTGATGTTGCGTGGCTTAAAAGATTTTTCTGGCTATTAGCAGGAGCTACAATTAGCGGGCTAATAGTGGGTTTATTAAATTTGTTCTTTAAATAAAGGAGGATTCAATGAGATTTATAGCGGTATTTCAGGGACTTAGTGGTCAAGAATTTAAGGTTTGCGAAGATGAACAAAAGGCCTATTGGTGGATTCGAATCAAGATAGCGATTGAGCAGAAACAATATCCCTTTTACGAACCCCATTTTCAAATCTTCTACGGATGCCCTATTGCTCACATGGGAACGCTTTAATGATATACTTGGCTGTGTTTTATGTAAGAGGAAAATATCTGGTTAAAGAATGCCCAACCGAAGAAGAAGCTCGATGGCAAATACAGCAATGGATTGGTGTGGCACATAACGAAGCTTACGAGTGGGTTATTTACTTTTCTATTCCCAAAAACAAAGGAGGGTCATAATGTCAGCCATTAAAGCTATTAAGTACAGGGATGGACCAAGGGCTCTTAACCTTGTGGTAGGCAAAGAAATCCACCAAATTCTAAACTATGCCAAAAAGATGCGTATAATGATAAATGAACCAGAAGTAAGGTTGCTTTTTGACCACGAACTCGAAGCCTATGTTCGCAAAAAGATTCAGCTAGAGTTTATCGACTCTTATGTTCATCTGTGCGACTGGTTGGGAATTGAAATCGTATCTTTGCAATGGAAGGAGGAAAAAGATGAATCTACATGAGTTACCCTATGTGATTGAGATTGTCAAAATCTGGATACTCAGAACTGAAGTAGGAGTGGGATTTACCCACCAAGAAAAAAGCGACATTTCCCCAAAGAACCAAGCCAAGCTCAAGCGTATCCTAAAGCTACTTCAGGAGCTCAAAAATGCTTGAAGGAACGATTGTAGCTATAGTAGGGTTGTTATGTATCATAATACTCTACAAACTCTCTGAGGAGGCAAAATGAAGGTATTAGCGGTATTCTTTGTTGTGATTCTCTTGATGTTCTCTGCTTCTAGTGACATTTCCCAAGAAGAAGACGGAAATGGCGGCGTATATCATAGCGCTGAAGAATTTCTCAGAGCTATGTTAGAACTCACAATTCCCCTACGAATGGCTAAAGGAAATCTGTTTGATGGCGTTTTAAAACCCCCCAGCGAACTTGCTTTCTTCTTGTTCAAAGACGGAGATTTTTTTGTGGTTACCAACGACCTTGAAAACTCAATTTTTATTCCTGACACCGAGAACTTTTTCCGCAAACAAGGCAAAGAAATCAAAGACCTTATCCTTGTTTATCACAACCACAATATTCCAAGCAGATTTTCCAAAATAGACATTAGATTCTATCGCTACCTCAAAAAGCGTGGATTTAAAGGTATTTTCGGCATCTACTACCCATTCAACAAAACCGTCAAAATCCTAAATGACCGATGAGTCCTCTGCCCAAGGGAAGGATAACGCAAGCATTGTCCTTCCCATCTTTTCCCTGCACATCAATATGTTGGTGTTAAGAGCAAAGATTATAATTAATTTTAATATATGAAAAATATAATACCAAAACAATATAGAAAAAATTACAAAGGCTGTTTTAAAAATCCGTTTGATCCCAGAGATATAGTTTTAGGAGATATTCCTTATATATCAGACCCCAACGCTCCCTCATGGGAAGAAGGATTTGATAATGAACAAAAATATGGCAAGCTTAAACGAGAACATCAAGGCTCTAGTTTAAGTTGTGTTGGTCAAGCGTGGAGCAAATATCTTGAAATGCTAAATTTAATAGAAGAAAAAAAGTTTGTTGATTTATCTGCTAGAGATATTTACTCCCAAATATATTTACATAATGGCGGAGCATATATAAGAGATGGCGCAATAAAGTGCGTAAGAAATGGCGATGCCAAAGAAAAGTTTGTTCCTTCTTATAAAGATGGAAAACCGCCCACAGAAGAATTTATGCGTAAAAAACCAGAAATCACCCCAGAATACATTACAAGTAGAGCCAGATATAAAGCTAAAAGTTTTGTATATTTAGATACTCATTGGCCATTAAGGTCAGAAGATTGGGAACATATGAGACAAGTAATTTGGCAGTTTGGCGGATTTGTTTCTGGCTATCAACATCACGCTATGTATTTTTCTGCTTATAAATTAATTAATGGAAAGAGGGCAATACGAGGTGTTAATTCTTATGGCGAGGGCTCGGATAGATGGTATATAGAAAATGATACTCATGAATTATTTGATATTACTTTCTTATACGACCTGCCCAACCCGCCCGACAAAATACACATGTTAAAATTAATAGGAAACAAAAATAATAAAAGGGTGTATATTATTATTAATGGAAAAAGACTTTGGGTTAAAGATCCCAGCATGTTTAATGATGGTTTTGTTGAAAAAATTCACGGAGATTGGAATAACATTCAATGGATTGACACAAAAGAAGTCACAAAATACCCATTGATTAAAATGACATTCGCCCAATTTGTAACTCATTATTTTGATAATTAATATGAGCAAATTTAAGTCACGTAAATTATGGATGGCAATTATTGCCGCCTTGCTTATTGTAGCAAACCAAGGATTTGAATTAGGATTACCAGAAGAAGCTATTAATAAAATAGCTATGTTGGTAATGTCATATATTCTTGGGCAAGGAGCAGTAGATGCCGTTGGAGGTTTAAAGAAATAAGGCATAGCCTATTTGTAAAATCAAAACAGTTTTAATACTTGTTGCGATTTTAGCATCTTGCTTTCCCTTAACGCTTATTTCCGATGATACAGTTTGGTATCCCGACTTAGAAGACAGAAATACTTCTTATGTTAGGGCGCTGTATATTCCAGAAGCACCACCCATGTGCTCGTGTGTTGATTTTGTACAAGAATTAGGACTTAAGGTTGGGGGAAACGCATGGCACATTAGAGCAAATATAATTAATCCCGCAGAAGGAATAGGAGTTTTATTGCCTAATCATATAGCATATATATTAGCTGTTGAAGATGATAGCATAATAATAATGGAAAGTAATTTCTCCCGTTGTAAAATTACCTTTCGTAGAATTTATAAAAACGACCCTCAAATAAGGGGATATGTAAAATAGTTTATCCACAGACTTATCCACAGATAGACTTGACAAACTATTTTTCTTAAACCATACTAAAATATATGAGGAGGGAGCTATTTACAATAAACGCACCTCACAACAATAGGCACTATAACCTACTAATTTTTTATCTATCGTAGTATTCACTACGATTTTATTATGCCAGCAAAAGGAACCAAACTTACAGCACAAGCAAAAGAAAAAATTAGCAAAACCCACAGAAATAATCAATATGCTAAGGGGTGTACTTGTTATGATGTTCACGTTGTAACAAAAGAAAATTCTGATTACTTAAGAATTATGAAAAAACAATTAAGCGCTAAAGAATATAAAAAGGTCGAAAAAAGATATATGCATCATATTAACTATCCTAATAGGGCATATCAAGAAGGGCTTACAGAAAGAGATATTAAAAAAATAACTCAATATGAAATTTAAACTTCAAGCCATAGACGAAAAAAGCGACATAATTATTTATGAAGGACATTGTTATTCTCGCGAAGGATTAGAAGAAGAGCTGTTAAGAAAAATGGATAACGCCATACGAGAATATGTTAACAAAATTAATGACGAACTTCAAGCACTTGAAAAAGAATCTTTGCCAAAGATGTAATTGGCCATTAGCCGATAATGAAGAAAGGTGGTGCCATACGTGCTACCAAATTATTAAAGATGAGATGATTGATTGTGATATTGAATATCTAAGATTACAAGAATATGAGAACTCAAAAGAAAAAAGCACAATTAAGACGTAGAAACGATAAGCTTTGGGCTACTTTAATTTTAAAAAGAAATCCTAATTGTGAGGTATGTGGGAAAAAAGCAACTGACGCTCATCACTTTATTCCAAAAGGCCTTTCTTCTAAATTAAGATATTCGCGTAACAACGGAGTATCTCTTTGTAGAGGTTGTCATTTTGCCTTACACACCAAATCAGATCCAACCATTGTTTCTACTATAATAGAAAAGAGAGGCAAAATATGGCTTAAAAAATTAAAGCAAATCAAAGGAAAAAAGCCATCTATTTCTACAAATACTATAAGGTGGTATGAGGAAACATATGAAAAACTTAAAAAATCCTATCATTAAAACTAAATTACTGCGACTTATAGGCAAAGAAATGACTTCCTATGAGGATTTTCACGAATTTAATAAAGATTATGGAGATATATTAGAAGCACTAGAAGAATCAGCAGATGACTGGTGGTTTGAATATGTCTCTAAATTCAAATGAAAGTAGTTATGCATATACCAACAGAACCCTATGGATATATGGAGGTGGAAATAGAAGGCACTCCCGAGGATATTGTGCGACAATACTTTTTAATTAAAAACACTTGGAAAAAGGTCGAAGTTGAAGAATTGGAAAAGTCTAAATTAGAAGACGATCCATTTAAGGTTATTAAATAATATGACTACTAGAACCATAAAAACCCTAAAACATAAAATGGTAAACACTCAATATGGAGAAAAAGCTAAATGGTTAATAACTTTTGAAGAAAGCCCAAATCAATTAATTGATAGTTTTGTAGGTAATTGGAATAAGAACTGGAAAATAGGCACAAAAATAGAAATAAAGCCAGAACAAATTCAATCTAGGCAATGGGAGGGTAAAACATATTATACCCTTAAAGCCCCGCCAGAGGCTCGTTTTGGGGGTGTTAGCAAAGAAGCTTTTGATATTTTAGTTGAAAGGGTTGATACCATAGAGAAAACCCTTAAAGAACGATGGAATGCGGAACTAAACGGATGACAATTAGAAATATGATAGCTGAGCGTAGAGATAGGATTTTATCAAGCAAACCAATAAGCAAAGATGAGTTGGCAAATATTGGCATAGAATTGGCAACTTTACTGGTAAATGTTGGTCAAAACTGCGCAAAACTTGAACAAAAAGCGTATAATTATAAGAAAAAACGGATGCAAAACGGAAACTTTTCGGACGCAAAAGCGGAAACATTTATGCGCTCCTCAAACCACTGGCGAGCATTCCGTGAAGCTAAAATCCTCTATGAAACCACTCAAGAGCTCATAAGAATGATAAAAACCAAAATAAAAGATGTAACTTTTGAGTTAGAAAATTTATAAAAGTTGCAAAAAAGTGAAAAAAAAGTGAAAAAAAATGAAATTTTTTGAAATAATTTGGTTAACTTTGGCAATTATCGGTTTAGTGTTCTGTTTTGCCATATTTTTCATGGGAGCGGTTGCTTTCATCCTAATTATTGGCACGCTTTTTTAGGCGGTTGACTTATATTATAAAATTTAGTCTAATTATAAATTTGAAGCTAATATGAAGTATATTTCCATTGTTGATTGGGACAAATACCAACATTATAAAAAGGAATATAGGGAGGGAATTAGGAGGATGAGTTGGATAAAATTTTATCCACAGGTTATTGACAGTGAGAAGATTTGGCCCCTCTCACACGACATGAGGTACATATACTTTGCCCTTTTGCTACTATCATCCCGCAAAAATAACTATATCCCCTATAATTTAAGGTATATTAAAGAAAGGATTTGTCATCACAAATATAACATCATGCGTTTAGAAAAGACAATAATTAGCTTGAAAAACGCTGGTTTAATAAGGATTATTGGTAGCAAGAGTATACCAAAAAAATACCAATCTGCTACCTTAGATAAGATAAGAATAGATAAGATAAGAATATATAAGAAAAATTTATTAAATAAAATTAAAATAACTTAATTATTTATGTTTTTCTTTCAACTAAATAAGACTTTTATATTTTTATTACTAGTAATTATTTTATTGTTATTATTAATATTAGCCGCCACGCTTAAAAATGTGGTAGTGGTTGAAAACCTACAAGCTAAAATCTCTCCAATAGAAAAAATTTATTTCGCTAGAGTTACTGCCTATTCGCCGATGGAAACTTGCGGTCCTTGTATAATGGCAAGCGGAAGATATGTTTATATAGGGGCTATTGCTTGTCCAAGGGCCATTCCATTGGGCACAAAGGTCGAAATAGGCGGAACTCTTTATACTTGTGAAGACAGAACAGCATTATGGCTAGAGCAACAAAGAGGACCAACTTTTGATATTTTTATGTGGAGATATAAAGATGCGTTAAATTTCGGCTCTCAGAGGATTTTAGTACGCGAACTATGATATGGGTATCGCCTGCCCCTAAAAATGCGACAGAACGCAAAATTTGAGCAATGAGAGCATATTATTTAACATTAAAGGTCGGTTAAAAAACAACTTAATTAAAAAATAAGGAAATCATCAAAGAAGAAAAGGAAAATAAATAAATTAACCAACAATTAAGTTTGTTAAAAAAATATGAGCAAGAAGTACAAGATAACCCAGACTACAAAAAAAATATGGCGATTTAACTCTCTATCAAATAGAGGCATTAAAAGATTTCGCCAATGTTAAAAAAGGTGAGAAAGGAGGGTATATTGAAAAAGAGGATAACTTAAGCCAAGATGGTGACTCTTGGGTTTCTGGGAATGCTAGGGTTTCTGATGATGCCAAGGTTTTTGATAACGCCAAGGTTTATGGCGACGCTGAGGTTTTTGGCGACGCTGAGGTTTCTGGGAATGCTGAGGTTTTTGGCGACGCTTGGGTTTGTGGGAGTGCTGAGGTTTATGGGAGTGCTAGGGTTTATGGAGACGCTGAGGTTTATGGAGATGCCAAGATTTTTGAAAGCTTGAAACTAGTAGGAGGACGTTTTTATCACACAAAAGAAATATCAGAAGAAATAGAAAAGATTAAATTAGACGATAATTATGAAATTCTGTGTAGTGAACCAAAATTAAAAGAAAAGGAGGAAGAAAGATTAGAAGAAATGATAGAAATTGACGGGAAAAAAGTATCTAAACAAACAATTAAAGAAGCGTTGAGGAATTACTTATGATTACTAAAAGGAAAATAAATGATTATAATTGAAATTTTAGCTTCATTAGGAGTAATTGTCAGTTTCTTGTTAATATCTTTTAAAGAGAAGCTTGGCTTCCTAATAGGTATATTGGCTCAGACATTATGGATCCTTTACGGAATTTATTATCATCAATGGGCTTTTACCATAATGAGCATATTCTTGTTTGGAGTTTGTGTCTGGGGCTATATTAATTGGAGCAAATAAACTTATGAAAGAAGATAATTGGGAAGAAGAACTCGATGAATTGATAGGAGCATTAATCAAGGATGTTCATTTTGAACGCACTTATCCAGCCCATACAGCTTATTATCAGATTGATCTTAATGCTCTTAAAAGGAAACTTAGAAAGGTTTTAACTCAAGTCAAAGCCCAAGCCAAGAAAGATTTAATTAAAAAAATTAAGAAATTATGAACCAACCACTAAAAGACGAAGACCTTAAATGGGCATCAGTAGATTTAGATCAGACGCTAGCAACCTCAAAATATCCCAAATTTGAACTAGGAAAACCCATTAAAGGAGCAAAAAAAGCATTAGAAAAACTAACAGAAGATGGTTGGAAAATAATTATTTATACATCAAGAGGATGGTCGGATTACGACAAAATAGAAAAATGGTTAATTAAACACAAAATCCCCTTTAGAAGAATAGTATGTGGAAAGCTATTTGCCAGATATTACATAGACGATAGGGCAATAGAATTTAGGGGTGATTGGAACGAGGTTTTAGATAAAATATTATGACCACTAAAAAGAAAACAAGTAAAAAGAAAAAGGACAGAACAAAACCTACCCATATAATGACAGACAAGGGACTTGAAGAATTGCCTCTTAAAAAGTTTTATAAAAATTCTATGACAAAACTACAACAATTAACCAAAAAAGAGCTAAGAATTAAAAAAGGATTGGTGTTATGTGAGAATTGTGATACTCCAGCAAGTTGGGAGCATTCCATAGCTTGTGGGTGGGTTGGATGTTCTCCTTGTATTTTGGGCGAAAGCAAAAGCTTTGATATAGAAGACTTAATTGCCGAAGAATATATTAGCGACTTTTTAGAAGAATTTAATGAAATAAATAAAAAACATGATTGATTGGTCAAAAAATCCACTAAGACAAATAAACACTATAAAATCCAATGAGAAAAAGATTATAATAATCGCTGGACACAGATTGGAGTTTGAAAACTACCTAAACCAGCGAGGGTTAACAGATTCTGAGGCGTTGTATGGCTGGTGTGATGAAGTAATGGCGGGCGTAGAAGCCAAGGATGTCATTACGATAGGAACTTGGTATGAAGATGATAAGAATTACGATTTATTAGAATTTGCCAAAACAAGAATAAGATAATTATGAAAGATTGGACTGGAAATAAAACCTCTTCAATAACCACAGGCGGATTTCACAATAATTCAAAGCACGAAAGAGAAAAGCATGATTTTTATGCTACCAATCCAACAGCATTAGAAGAGTTATTAAAGAGAGAGAAATTTGAGAATGTATGGGAATGTGCGTGTGGGCTGGGACACTTGTCAGATGTTTTGAAAAAACACAACATACATGGAAAATCAAGTGATTTAATTGATAGGGGATATGGAGAACAAATAGATTTTCTAAAACACAAAATTGATTGGGATGGTGATATTATTACTAATCCACCATATAGGCAAGCAACAGAATTTGTTTATAAGGCATTGAATACTTTAAAAATAGGAAGGAGAGTGGCAATGATTTTTCCTCAAAGATATTTATCAAGCAAAACAAGATTTAAATTATTTACAAGATTTCCACCACAATTTGTATATGCCTTTAGTGGACGAGTATCTTGTGCTTTAAATGGAGATTTTAAAATTCATTCCAATTCGGCAGCGGTGAAACAATTTTGCGGTGGATTGGAGATAAAGAACAAAACAAACTTTTATGACAAAACTCCAAGAACTAAAAAATAAAATAAATGAAGCTGTGCCCGAGATTTTAGAATTGAAGTTTGGGTGTAGGATAAAAAGTTATTGTTATCCAGATACAGATATTGTTATTGATGATGCCATAGAAATAGACAGCTTGGTTGGTGGAAAGTATGCCACACACGAGAGAGATAATATAGAAATCCTTGGCAGACCAATAACCCTTGAAGATGTTTTGGTGGCGATAGAAAAACAACACGAGGTTATATTAACAGTGGTAAAAAATGATAATGGAACTCACATTACTAATGAATTTGCCGAAGTTTTAAGGTCTTGGAAATGGGGTAAACCCCTATCCCAACAACCAAAAGAAACAATAGGTTTCTTATATAACTTACTTTGTAAATAAAATCACATAGGAGGTGAGAGATGAGAAAACTCATTATTCTCATTCTGATAATGTTCTTTACAATCACTTGTGTAACCTTTAATCTTATTAAAAAGCTCGATCCAGAAATCGGGGAATGGTTTGACATCCACGAAATTCTAATGGGGGGAAAAGTTCCAGATTGGATTGAAGAAGGCAACTACATTGAGAGAGACTACTTTTTAAGATTGCCAAAAGAATATCAACAAAAGTATGTGGAAATCTTCTGGCAATTACGAATGGAAGGAGCTGATGAGATTTTTTACGACAGACTTGAAGCGGCCGAAGCAATGTTTGGCAAAGAAGGAAAAGATGGCTGGCGAACAGACAGAGGACAAATTTTAATCAGATGCGGTATGCCCGATTTCACTGAATATTACAAGAACGGACAAATGATGCTCCGAAGCGAGGGTATGGTTGACAGCACCTACATAATGGTTTGGACATACTGGAAGCCAAATCAAAGATATGCCATTTTCACCTTTGAATTCAGACCGCCTAATTCTTGGAGGCAAGCCATAACAGGAATTGTTGATACGGGAAATCAGCAGGCGGTAATCCGCAATTCCCTTAAAATGTTTTATCCAGTTGAGGAAAATTGGAACAAGTGGTTAAACATTATCTATTAATTAACAGCGGGGCTACGAGTAAAAAGCCCTTAGCCCCGCTAATTTCTATGATTAATCTTAAAACAACAAAGGAGTTAAAAGATATATCGCTTAAGATATATAATAAATTAGAATTAGAAAAATGGTTGTTTTATTGTGCACTGGATAGGTGTTTGATTTGTAAGGGTTTTAAGGGGTCGTTTCTTTTAAATAAAAAAATAAATGGAGTTAAAACAAAAGTAATTAATCCATCTTTTCTTTTACATCTTTATACTGCTCACGGGCTTCCGCCAACAATAGTAATAGATAAATATATTAAAGATGTATATAAGTTTTCTCAGGACAGAGAAAAAGCAACAATTTTTTATGACAACTTTTATTTATAATCTTAAAATATAGTTGTCAACAATAAATATAGAGTTGTCAACAATGAGTATTTTTAAAAAATAAATAGCGAAATTACTTGAAAGGAGGAAACAATGATTACAACTATTCATATGAAATGCAAACCAAAAGAGTCAGAAGACGATTTTTTGAAAAGAGTAGCGGTATTTCGGAAAATGATTCAAAAGAAATATCATGCCCCAGCCACCTTTCAGCTTATTTGGGATTATGGCAAACGCAAATATGTGGAAGCTATAATCTATTTTCCCCATAAGGAGAAAACAAAATGAAGTGGACAAAACAACAAAAAGAAATTCTTTTAAGGTGTAAAACAGACAAAGAATTACACAAACACTTTCCTCTTCACAAAATTGATGTTTTGAGACGCTATCAGAGGAGGTTTAAAAACAATATTCCCAAAGGACGATTGCGAAAAGCTATTCTTTTGCCAGATATTCACCACCCTCATCACGATATTGCCGCTTGGAATGCTGTATTAAAATTTCTGAAATGGTTTCAACCTGACATCGTGGTTCTACTTGGAGACGCAATGGAGATGAGAGCCATTGACCACTGGAAGAGAGAAAAAGGAGATTTAAAATCCTTTGAGGGCATTCGACTGCTATACGATTATGGATTGTTCGAAGACGAGATTATGAAGCCAATTGAAGAACTTTTGCCAAACGCAGAAAAAGTTTATATGGGAGGTAATCACGAAGACTGGATTAACAAGGTAATCAACCAGAACCCCCAATTAGAAGGAATGATTGAGCTGGAAAAGGTTTTACAACTAAAAGAAAGAGGCTGGAAGTGGATTCCGTGGGTCTCCAAAGATAGAGCTACCAATACTGTTCGGGGTGTTTACAAAATAGGTAAATTGACTATTTTTCACGGACACTACACCAACATTTATCACGCCAGAAAAACAGCAGACAGCTATTCAAAATCAACTGCCTATGGACATACACACGATATTCAGTCGTATACCAAAGTTCACGTTGATGATGTGGGAGATTATCACACCTCTCAATCAATTGGTTGTTTGTGTAACAAATCCCCTGAATTTATGAGGGGCAGACCAAACAGATGGGTTCACGGCTTTGGGGTAATGTATGTTCGCCCCTCAGGACATTTTAATTTGTATGTCCCTATTATTATCAATGGCGTATTTAATTTCGCCGACAAAGTTTTTGACGGAAACAAGTAATTTCGCTACCTTAAAGCAGGGGCTAAAATCCAACAACAAGGAGCTGTCGCAAAAAAAAGGCAGTTAGCCCCTGCCTACCTTTTATGAAAAAAAAGTTTAGTTTAAGATGTAAAATATGTAATAAAGAGTGTGGTAAAGTAATACCACCCGCAAGGGGGGAATTTCAATGTCCAAAATGTAAAAAATTATTTGAATATCAAACAATACCAAAATTAGTTATTAAAGAAAAATAATATGATTAGAATAAATCTAATAAAAAATTTGGGTGGGTGGTCAATATTATTTATAGAAATTGGTTGGTTATATATTAAAATTGGTTTATGGGAAAAACAACCACCAAAAAAATAAAAGGAAGATAAACTAATAATTAAATAACACAACAGCTTTTATATTAAAAGCACCGCAATAGAGCTTATATTAAGGTCGGGCGGTGTTTTTTTATTTATGTTAGAACAATTTGACCCAACAATTATTAAATTAGCCAAATTTTATCATATCCCCAATATGGACTGGCAAGATATAGCCCAAGAATTGCGGTTACATCTATGGCTCAAATTAAAAACCCACAATCCTCGCAAGTTTGATGACTGGGCATATATTGCTTGTAAAAAGAAAATTATTGATTTATGGCGAAAGCAAACCCATTCTCGTAGCTCCAAAAATATACAATTTATTAGTTTAGACGCATTAAAAGAGAAAGGGCTTGATATTTCTGAAAGTTCCGTCGTCTTTAATAGTAGAGATGGTTAATCTCAAAAACAGACAAGCCAAATACTCTGGTCTGTGCCGTTTTAGATAACGGCTTCTTTGGCTAATAAAAAAAGAGACGACACCGCAATGCCGCCCCTTTCTCATTAAATATTTGCCCCCGCCAACAAATAACAAAGCAATAATACAAATACAGCAACCCAGACATAAACTATCAATCTACCCTTGAAAGCAACCCACGCTCGTTTTCTACTTGCCCATTTTTGAAGCTGTTGTCTGTTATAATTGACCATTGGAGCAAAATCTTTATCAATATATCTCATATTAATTGTAAAGAGCCAATAACAACCCTTATAATTACTTGTTAACTTACTTTATAGGCAACACTTCAAGCCGTTGATTGAAATGTCGCCTAAAAATAAACTAAATATCCTCTTCTGTAATTGCTTTTGGCATTAAATCCTCTGTCTTTTGTGTTTTTATCAATTCTGCTACTCTTTGAGCGTATTTTTCTGTAATTTTTCTTTTATCGCCCGCCTCAATAGTAATAATTACGGGCATATCATTTAGCTCTTTGTTGTTTTCAAACCAATAAACTAATTTTTTCATTTTAATTGTAAAGGTTCAACGACACACCTTATAATTAAATATCCCTGCGACTAAACGGCAAGTAAAATCGCAGGGAATAAGTATTCATATATCTTGCCGTTTAATCGTCTATTATAAGTTTATTAAATAAAAAATACCTTGTCAAGTGTTTTAAAAACAACCCCAATTTACGACCATTTTAACCAAGTTATCCACAGGTAGAGAATTAAACAAAAAAAATATGCCTACGCCAAAACAAGAAAAATTCGTAAATAAAATGTTAGAAAATGTCAATAGTCCAAAGCCCAAGAGTTTAACAAAAATCGGGGAGGAGAGTGGCTATGGCAAAATAGCAAAACAACCCTCGCGCATTATTCGTTCAAGGGGAGTTCAAAAAATTCTAAAAAAATATGGCATTACAAAAGATAAGGTAGCAGAGCTATACAAAGATGATTTAGATGCCTTAAAAGAATTCAAAAAGAATAACCCGGAGTGGTTTGCCCAAGCGTCTCCTGAGACCATAAGGAAGCTTACAATGGATTTGGCAAAGTTAACAGGATTAGAAAACAAAGAAGGCAAACACGACAAAAGAAAGCTCAAAAGATTGCTCATTGAAGAATACGGGGAATAGATTTAAAAAAAAGAATTTAAAATATATATAGTAGATAACAATAAGAGATAGAACTAATGAGAGTTGTTAAGAACTAAAAGAACTAATAAGAACTAATTACCCAACGTCTCCACTTTTACTACCTATACTCCCTAATACCCTTCTTTAATAAAGTTTTAAATAAAAATAAGTATAATGAAGCTAATTAAAGTCGCACAAGATATGTTAAGCGACGTAATGACCCCTCCGATAAGAATAATCTTACGCTTGAAAAATAATATTATACTACTCTACGAAAGTTTTGTTTGATTTATACCTTTTTTTAATATGAAAGGATGGAATAAAATTGAAAAGATACTCGGTTATAACCCTAATAAATGGCAAAAGGAAGTAAGAGCCGATAAGAGCAGGTTTAAAGTAATTTGCGCTGGCAGAAGATCTGGAAAGTCATTTTATGTTGCTCATGACACTAAAGACGGGGTAATGGCTGATTTATTTAAAGCCAATCAAAAGGTTCTTATTGTTGCTCCAACATATCGGCATACGCAAAGGGTGTGGAATACGGTCTTGAACGCCGTGTATAGAATACAAAAATGGGGCAGGGAGAATAATGATGAACTTTTAAAAAACATCATACATAGAGTTCATGATTCTAAGGGCGACTTTTCCATAGAAACCATATTTGGAACCACTGTTGAGGCATGGTCGGCTGATGATCCCGAAAAATTGGTTGGAATGGGAAATACCAAGGTTATTATTGACGAGGCTGGTTTGGTTAAAGACAAAGCATGGTCTCAATCATTAAGGCCAACTTTAGCTGATTTTAAGGGAGGAGCAATTTTCATTTCGACGCCGAAGGGAGAAAATTGGTTTTATGATATTTGGATGAAAGGACAAGACGAACTAGATACCGAATGGAGATCTTGGAAATATACGACCTATGATAATGAACACATAGACAAAAACGAGATTGATTCTATGGCCAAGGATATGTCTGATGTGGAGTATTCCCAAGAAATTATGGCTGAATTTATTCACGGAATGGGCAAAATGTTTGGGAATGCCTCAAGATGTATAAGAGGAGCTTTAAGAAAGCCAGATAAGAATAAAACGTATTTAATGGGCGTAGACCTAGGAAGAAAAGTAAGTTTCACGGTTATTGTGATAATTGACCCAGAAGATAGGCAGGTTGTATTTTTTGACCGATTTCACGGAATTCATTGGAGGCAACAGATAGAAAAAATTAAAAAAGCCTATTTTGATTATAACTCTCCGCTTGGCTGTATTGATGCCACTGGTTCTGGTGGGGATATGTATTACGAACAATTACTTGAAAATGGGGTTGGATTAGAGCCTTATATTTTTAGTGGCGGTTGGGGAAAGTCAAAAAGACAACTTATGGATAAATTGGCTGTTTTAATTGAAAGAAAACAAATATTTTTTCCCAATGTGCGACAATTGCTTAATGAACTAGCGGCCTATAAAGTAGAACAATCAGAGGCTGGAAATATTAAATATGGAACATTTGGCAAGTTTACCGATGATTGTGTTGACGCATTAGCTTTGGCGTGCTGGAATCTTCCAGTGGAAATAAGATCTAGCGAGGCAGAGCTAATTAGTCCACCAATAACGGATTATTAACAAGGAAAAATAAATGCCTTATTCACCATCTGATATAGAACAAGAGGCCATTAAGATTCTTCGTAACGAGGAAGCGGAATGGCGAGAAGGTCATGCTTATTTGACCGACAAAATTTTATTTAAAACAAGGAATATTATTAAACGAGCTAGGAAAAATTACTTTAGCACGTTTGACGTTGAAAGAGACCCTATAACCAATAGAAAAAAAATATTCTTACCTTTAACTAGAGATATGGTAGAAACCACAGTTAAGAATATTGATTTAGATGTTAAGGATGTATTGGTAAAAGCAAAAAACAGCAACTCTTATGGAATTGCTGCTTTGGCAACTTATATTTTACGTAATGCATTACATCAACTAAGATTTGGTCAAATTCTGAACAGAATTATTAGAAAAACATGCGTAGAGGGGGTTTCGGTTTTAAAGACTATGAAAACAGGAAAAAAGAGCGAGCCATACAAGTTTTCATTAGTTGAAAACCTTAATTTTTATACTGACCCATCAGCCAACTTTTTAAAGGAATCTTCTGGCAACCTAGAAAGGCATTGGATGAGCATTGATGAACTTAAATCATTTCCATGGAAAAACATTGAATATGCCGCTGGAACAACCTCTGTTGAAAGAATTGCTGATTTGCAGGCAATTAAAACTCAGGTTCCCTATGTTGAAGTTTGGGAGCGTTGGGGGAAAATGCCTGCTTATTTAGTTACTGGCAAACCCGAGGACAAAAAACGATATATTGAAGGAACTATTATTATTTCTAATTTAAAAGGAGAACCAATAGTTCATTTAATTGCCGAAAATAAAACCGGTAAACGACCATATACAGAGTTTAGAACGAAAACTTACGATGGTAGGTGGCTTGGCATTGGATTGGGAGAAGATCTAGACCAATTACAATCGTCTATTAATGAAACATTTAATATCAGGTTAAATTCTGCCAGAACAAAACAGCTTGGTATTTGGAAATATAGAAAAGGCGCAGGAATTAAGCCCCATGAGATAAGACAGCTATATGCTAATATGGGAATTGGAGTTACTAGAATGGACGACTTAGAAGAATTACGAACCGAAGACATTAAGCCCAGTTCTTATCGAGACACAGAAGAGGCGTATTTGTGGGCCCAAAGAATGACTGGAGCTTGGGAAATGTCTAGAGGAGAGCAACTTCCAAGAGTACAACCAGCCACTACGGCCGTATTACAGGAGAGGGGAGCAAAAAGTGGTTTTAACCTACAACAAGAAGAATTGGGATTTGCTTTAAGTGCGTTTTTTGAAGAGGCTTTTGCTCCAGCTATATTTAATTCACTAAAAGACGGAGAAGAAATTGAAATTATAGAAGAACCACGATTATTTGAGGCTATGCTTAAAGACTTAGAAGCCCAAAGGGCGGCTGGTAGGGCGGTTAATATAGAAAAATTCCGCAGAACAAAAATGTTTAAAGTTGATAAAGCCTCTTTGTTTGATCCAGAAGCAATTATGAATTCTATCCAAATTCATATTACAGGAGAAGAATTTAATAAAGAATTATTAATACAGCAACTAAATACCATTCTTGGTAGTTATGGTCAGCTTCCCGGCCTACAAATAGATCCAAATGCCATTGTGAAAGAAGCATTGGACATTATGGGTTTGGGCGGAGACAGGTTTATGGCAAAAACGCCATCTGGAATTCTCGCCCCACAGCAACAACAGCAACAAAGACCAGTTCAACGACCAACCGAGGCCATTGGTCAATCAGCCACATTAGAAGGAATGGGAATGGGTGCTGGATTATAATAATATGCCAATTAGTTGTCCCAATGGCGAAAAACCACGCTTTAGATGGAAAGGAAATGTTAGATTAGCATTTTGTGGAAATAAAGTTGTAGAAGTTAAAAAGAAGCATGGTAAAGCCAAAAAAGTTAAATGAAATATAAAGAAGAAATCAAAGAATTTTTTAAGTCTCCAGCAGGACAGGAGCTGCTTAAAGAACTTAAAGTATCTGTTAATAATTTAGATACAGTTCGTAACTTAGACGAACATATGTCCGTTAAGGACATTGGAATTGAACAAATAACCAATAGAAAGGTTATTAGTATTATTGAAACATGGATTGGTATTATAGTGGACAATTTAACCTATGATGCCATTGAAACGCCAAAAGAAGAAGATATATTTGAAAGATTAGAAAAAACCGTTAAACAATAAAGGTCGATTAGCGGAATTAACTCTTTAACAAAAATATGGTAGATGAAAAAAACAAACCTTCTTCAACCGACCCTTCAGCAGAAGACGTTACTTCTGAAGGAGGCGAGGAAGATGTTAAATCATCTCCTGATGTAGGCGAAAAATTAGACGCCGAAGAACAGCAGGCGATTGAGGAAGGCGAAAAAGAAATTTTACAAAACTTATCCATAGAAGAACTTAATCGTTTTACTGGGCGTCAATTTAAGGATAAGGAGGATTTTCTAAAGCACTATAAGAATCTCAATTCGTTGATTGGTAAGAAGGCATTAGCAGAGCCAATTCCCGAAGACAAATTTGTCACCAAGGAAGAATTAGCTTTGTTGGATAAATATCCAGAAGCCAAACCTTACTTACAACAATTAGAGAAACTCAAAGGTGCTAATGAAAGCCTTACCCAAACTTACGAGACTCAATTGAAAGATATAATTGAGAAAGCTCGTGCCTATGAGAAGTCGAAAGAAGAGGAAAAAACCCAAGGCATTGAACCTTCAAGCAAGATTCCTTCCGAAAAAGTTGAAAAGGTTGCCGAGATTACTCAGGCACTGAAGAACCCATCTAAAGACAATAAATGGGGACAAAATAAAAGCGACCTAGAAACTATTTTAGTGGAAGAAGCTTTGGGTGAAAATTTATAAGGCGAAATTAAGTGAAAAAGTTCTTTAAATTGTGGAACATTTTATTTGGAAAGTTAAGCATTGGTTGTGCCACTGACGAAGAATTAAGAACCTATGGTGATGTTTCTCGTAAAGAGGACGTGCTCGGTTTAGTTGAAATTCTTACCGCCACAGAAGATTATTTTCTAAATAATCTTGGTAAGACAACCGCTACCGATATGGTACACATCACATTAACCGATACCCTTAGGAGCGTTGCAACAGCAGCAGTAGCTGAAGGTGGAGACTATACAATGTTGGCTAGAACTACACCTTCTAGACTACAGAATATAGTTGAAATCGTTGCCATTCCTTATTCGGTTACTAGGTCACAACAGCAAATTACCAAACACACTGGTGTAAACGAATTAGCTCGACAAACAGCTAAAGCTATTAAAGAATGGGCTGACGCAGCTGAATTTGATATTGTTCGAAGCACATTGACTTCTGGAGCATCTGGAACTACCCCGAAGATGAGTAAACTTAAAAATAAAATATATGAATTGTTTAAATTGTGGAAAGCCAAAACCAAACAAGCGTGCGAAACTATGTCGCAAATGCTATTTGGAAAAAGCGAAAGAATTTTTGCCTCCAACTATATTTAAAAAGGGACAAAATTCTGGAAAGAAACATCCATTATGGAAAGGGGGAATGATAATTTATTGGAGAAATAAAGTATTAAAAAGGGATGATTATACTTGTAAAAATTGTGGGTTAAAAGAACCAAAGATAATGGATGTTGCTCACTTAAAACCTATTAATGGAAATAAAAATAGGAGGTATAAACCACAAGATCCAAACAATCTTATAACATTATGTCCTAATTGTCATAGACGATTAGACAAAGGGCTTCTAAAGTATACTGCTCATCTAAAACCCCGCTAAAACGGTGAACTCCCAAAGAACGCCGTGCTAGCAGAGACAATGACCGTATGGGTCGTCTCGGGCAAGTGTAGAGACTTTACACGGGGCTCTCCGAAAGGAGATGAAGACAAAGTCCATTTATGGGTATACTGGAAGCTATTAGTCGTGCCGAAACTTATTCAGCACAGTCTTCTGGAACAGCTTTTGCTACCACTATTCTTTCTTTAATGATGAAGGATAGTTGGGATGATGGTAATGGCGATGTTGCTACCGACCTATTTGTTGGTTCTTATTTAATGGATGTTATTGACCGATTTACCACAAAGACTAATGTTATGATGAACCTTCAAGGAGCTCGTGAAATCACTATGGCTACTTCAGTATTTGAAACTAGCTTTGGTAGATTAAATGTTCACAAGCACCGACACCTTCAAATTTCAACTGATGCTACTGGTCGAGTATTATTGCTCCGACCTGACAAGTTGAAAATTGCTTATCTCCAAAGACCATTTATTGACACAGGATTAGCAAGAAGCGGTGATTACGACAAACGAGCAGTTGTTGGTAAGTTAACATTAGAAGTTAGAAATCAACTTGGTCATATTTACCACACCGGATTCAATATTGGCTAAGATTAGAAAATTGTCATAGATTACCATAGTTGCCTTGTCTATGGCTCGCTGGGGCGCTCAGGTCTGACCCGTTCGCCCCAGTCGGGTCAGGCAGTCATAGCATGGATAAAAAATTACAACAACATTATGAATTATATTGGAACGTATTAATGGTTCAATATAAGAAATTTGGACGCAAAGGATTAATTGATAGTATTATTAATGTTTATAAGGACAATTATCCTATCAATTATAAAAAGTTTTGCGATGCCTGTAAAACCAAAAGACGATATTTAAAAAATGAATTTGCAGATGCTGGTGATCCCAATTTTGAAATGAGACAATTGTATGCTTTACCAAAACCAGTGCGAACAACATGTCAAAAAATAATTAATAGACTTCCAAACGAATCAAAGTTTGAAGAAACATTGTCAGAAAGAAAGTGGCTTTGGGAAAACTATCCACAATTTCGTGTAGCAAAAAAATATTAATTTAAAATTTATGAAGATAGCTTTATGCTTAATAGTAAAACCAGATGATGCCGAAGCAGATGTATTATATAGAGCATTATCAACCGATGCTTTGTATAAAAAATTTGATGGAGTTTTTATTACTATTACGGGAGAAAACGAAAAGGTTGAGGCTCAGGCTAAACAAATACCAAACGCACATATCTCTCATTTTAAATGGGTTGATGACTTTGCTAAGGCAAGAAATTTTAATTTTAGTCAAGTTCCAAAAGACTATGATTGGATAATGTGGATTGATGCAGATGATATTGTAAAAGGTTCTAAGTGGATTAGAAAAATTGCGGAACAAACCGACCCAAGAGTATCTGGAATTGTTTTCTTTTATTTATATGATTTTGATGAATATGGTGAATGTACGGTTAAACATAATAAAATTAGGTTAATTAAAAACGATGGTTCTTATAAATGGGTAGGAGAATTACATGAAGATTTAATGCCCAATAGAAAAACTGTTTGTTTACACAATAAGCAAGTACAAGTTTTGCACCTTACAAATCACAAAAGAGTAAACATAGCTATTCAGCGAAATCTTAAAATAACCGAAAAAGCTTTAAAGAAAAAACCAAACGATCCCAGAAGCTATTTTAATTATGCCAATGCATTACATCAATCGGGTAGATTTATGGAGTCTATTAAGGCATTTTTTGATTTTATTCCTATGTCTAGTTCCGAGGAAGAACAATTTTTGGCATGGAATCGTATAGCTTATACCTATTTTAAAATGAGGGATTTAGAACGTTCTGTAGAAGCGGCCCTAGAAGCATTACGAATTAGGCCGTGGTATCCTGATGCGTATTTTACATTGGCTCAATCGTTTTTTGATTTAAGAAAGTTTAAACATGCTAAGGAGTTTTTAGTTACGGGACTTACAAAAGATACACCAGAATTTACATCTATTGTGTGGAATCCAAGAGATTATGATTATAACCCAATGTCTTTATTGGCAAAAACATATATTCAATTAGCTGATTATAAAAGGGCTTATAAGATTTTAAACAAAATGGTTGATATGTTCCCTAAAGACAAAAAGGTTAAAAGTTTTCGTGATGAAATTTATAAAGTGGTATTAGAAATGGATAAAGTTGATGAAATTTGTGAAGCCGCTAAAGATTGTAAAAATAAATTGGCACTTAAAGCTTTGTTTGCTAAAATCCCAAAGCACCTTAGAAGCCATCCAAAATTATGTCATTTAAAAAACGTTCATTTTGTAAAAACTAAGTCAAGCGGGAAAGATTTGGCTATTTATTGTTTTGAAACTATGAAAAGATGGGATGGCAATTCTAAGGATGTAACTGGTTCAGAGGAGGCGGTAATTAATATAGCACCTTTGTTAGCTGATCTTGGATGGAATGTTACGGTATACAATTCTTGTGGTTATAAGGCGAAAAAAATAGGCAAAGTATGGTGGAGACCATTTTGGGAATTTAATCCAAGAGATAAATGGGATGTGTTAATTGCGTGGAGACACCCATTATTATTTGACCATGGACAAGAATTAGGGGCTGTTGCTAGATATGTATGGTTACATGACGTGTTAGAACAAACAGAGTTTCCAAATCATAGAGTTAAAAATATTGATAAAATTATTCCTTTATCTCAATGGCACAGAGATTTATTTCCAGCTATTCCAGATAATAAGTTTATGATTTCGGCTAACGGCATTAATCAGAAATATTTTGAGAAAAAAGTAAAACGCAATCCATACAAGTTGGTTTGGTCTTCTTCTCCAGATAGAGGATTACATTGTTTGTTAAATTTATATCCAGAAATCAAAAAACAAGTTCCAGAGCTAACATTAGACATATTTTATGGATGGGGCACATTTGATAGTATTTATAAAGATGATGCCGAACAACAGAAGTGGAAACAAGATATTATGAACAAAATTCAAGAATTAGAACCGTTGGGAGTAAAATATCATGGTATGGTAGATCACGAAACAATGGCAGAAGAATATATGAAATCGTCTATATGGGCCTATCCTACCGAATTTACGGAAATTAGTTGTATTACGGCTATGAAATGTCAATTGGCAGGTGCTGTACCAATTACAACCGACGTTGCCGCTCTTAAAGAGACGGTTCAATTTGGTCGCAAATTACATTGTTCTAATATTTATTCTAATAAAAAAGCCCAAAAGAAATTTGTTAAATATGTTGTAGACGCATTAAAAGATCAAGCGTGGTTAGAGCGAACTCGTAAAAAAATGATTCCTTGGGCTAAAAAATTTAACTGGGATACTGTAGCATATCAATGGTCTAATGAGTTTAAAAATGCCCTACAATCTAAGAGAAACACTAAATGATTTCAGTTGTTATAGTGGCCAAAAACGAGTTTCAACATCTTTGGCACACTATTCACAATTTAAACTTCCGATTACAAAATTATGACCACGAAATAATTTTAATCGATGATAATTCTGATGAATATTTGACTAGAGAATATTTTTCTAGTTTTGCTAATGTAAAATATCATCGAGTTATGTTTAATGCAATTTCTCCCTCTAAACAATACGGACTTGACCAAGCTACAAATAACATTGTGTATATATCTGATGCTCATGTTTGTATACCACCTGATTTTTTTGAAAAAACACTAGTATTTATGAATGAGCATCCTAATTGCTCTGCTCTTTATACGCCGTTAAAATTTAAAAACAAAATAGAATACGCTCATTACAAGATAAATTTTGATACTTTTGAATGGGAAGGAAAACAACCTCGTAAAAAGCCATATAAGTGTATTACAGGAAATCAAGGTTTATTTGTAATTAGAAAAGATAAATGGGCTGGGTTTTCACCTTTTGGCGGTTATGGTGTGGCAGAAGTATTTTGTGGATTAAGAAATACTATGTATGGCAATGAGTCGTGGATGTTGCCAGACACATATCATATTCATTGGATGGAGGGAAGAAAATATAATATTGACTATAAATTATTGCGAGCAAATCATATAGCGGCCGCCTATGTTTTGGGGGGCAATCACAAGAAGGTATATGAATATTTTAGTAGCGAAATTCAACCATATATTAATAAAGCAGACTATAATAACATAAAAGAATATTGGCAAGATTTAAGAAATAAAACATTAAAAGAAGCTAAATATAAAATTAATGATTCCGTTATTTTATCCCTCAATAAATAAAAAAGAATGTTTAAACGAACTAAAAGACACATTATCTGGCAGGTGGATTGGGGAAGGACCCAAGGTTAAAAAATTTGAAAAAGAGTTTTCAAAGAAGTTTGGTTTTAAATATTGTATAGCCGTTAATTCGGGAACAGCGGCACTACATCTTGCTTATATATTGGCTGGAATTAAAAAAGGAGACGAGGTTCTTTCGAGCGTTTTAACTTGTACAGCAACTCATCACCCATTATTGTGGTTAGAAGCAAAAATTAAATTTGTTGATATTGACCCAGAAACCTTAAATATGGATGTTTTGGACTTAGAGAACAAAATGACAGAAAAAACTAAGGCTATTGTTTTTACAGCATTAGGGGGAAGCCTAGAAGAACTAGACAAGGTAAAAGATTATAACTTCCCAATTATTATAGATGCCTGTCAGGCTCTTGGACAAGAACCTATTTATGGGAACTATATAGCGTTTAGCTTTCAGGCGATTAAGAATTTGACTACTGGTGATGGAGGTATGTTGGTTGTTAGAAACAAAAAAGACTATGAAAGAGCTAAGCGATTAAGGTGGTTTGATATTGATAGAGACAAAAAAATCAAGCGAAGCTGGCAAGCGTGGGATAGGCGAGGAATTACATTTCAACAAGAAGAAATAGGATACAAATATCAAATGACAGATATAGATGCTTCTATTGGATTGGTTGGACTAAAAGATTTTGATAAAAATTTTAAAAGACGAAAAAAGATAGTTGCTTATTACAATAAACACATTGTTAATCCGTTGGTTAAAAAAATTCCAAGCGGTAATTGGCTTTATATGGTTTTAGTCAACAATAGAGATGGTTTTGCCTATTATTTAAAGAAAAATGGTATAGAAACAAATGTGGCACATATAAGAAACGATATATTTAAGGTGTTTGGTGGAAAAAGACAAAACTTGCCTAATATGAACGGAATTGAATTTCAATATTTGTGTATTCCATTACATCCCAATTTAACGCCCAAAGATATAAAACATATTTGTAATATTATAAATCAATGGAAGGAATAGTAAAACAATTTTTTGAACTATATTTACATCAAGGGCTGGGACAGAGAGCTAAATGGTGTGATATTCCAACGCAAAAAAATCCCTTAGATGCTTGGATATTCCAAGAAATAATTTGCGAAACAAAACCAGATATTATTATTGAATGCGGTGCTGCTTGTGGGGGTTCAGCTCTTTTTATGGCAATGGTTATGGATAGAATAAATCATGGCAGAATTATTACTATAGAAATTAAAGAAATGAGAAACTGGGCAAGACATCCAAGAATTACCTATTTAGTTGGAAGCTCTATTGATAAACCAATTATAGAACAAGTTCAAAAAATGATTAAGCCAGATGATAAGGTGATGGTTATTTTAGATAGCGATCATCATAAAGATCACGTATATCAAGAGATGATAACTTATGCCCCAATGGTAACTCTCGGACAATATATGATAGTTGAGGATACTTTTTGGAAAGCAGAAGATAATTTAGGGCCAAAAGACGCTGTTACCGAATTTATAGAACAAAACCCAGATATGTTTACCATAGACAAAGAAAGAGAAAAGTTTTTGATTACATATAATCCCGGTGGGTTTCTTAGAAGAAATTATGAAACAAGCAAAGTACAAAAATCCAAGGAATAATGTCGTTAAAAATCCAGCCATTGCGTGCGTAATGCCAATTTTTGTGCCAGAAGGTCAAATTGAAAACTACGATGTTCGTTCTAATGTTAATCCAAATAAATATTATGAATTTACCGAAAACAAACTAGAAAGTATTAAATTTACTTTGGCTTGTTATAAGCACTATAAAACTCAATTAGATTACGATTTAATATTGGTAAATAACGACTCAAGAGACAAAGAGACATTACAATTTTTGAAAAAATTTCCAAAAGTATACCATAGAGAAAATAGGGGATTTAGTTTTGGGGCATATCAATATATCTGGGATAAGTTTGGAAATCAGTATGAATATTATTTGTTTCACGAACAAGATTGGGGACCAGCAAAAGATTATTGGTTGGAAGAAATTTTAACAAGATTTTTGTCAGATAGAGAAATTGGAGCGGTAGGAAATACGATAGAGGATAGACCAACCGACCCCATTGGCAATGTTGAATCTTTAAAAGAGATTTTAGGAACACAAAGAGAGCGACTTTATAATTTGGATGGTGCTTATACTTTTACAAGTTCTAGGGTTTTACGACAAAGCGGAATAGAGGTTTTAGAGTGTGAGCCACATACAAGTTTAAATGCAATGTATAATGAAATATTGTTTCAACAGCCAATTTTGGAACAAGGATATAAATTGAGTTCGTTTGATGATAATAAGCATATAAGGGTTGCTGGCATATCAATTTATGATATACACCCCAAATATAATAAATTAACCAATTTTGCCCCAATTATTCAAGGAAATGCACGATTTTTTTCAAGACGAATCGCTAACCACTTCAATTGGTATGATAAGCGAAAAAGATATTAAGTTTTTTAGAAAATCGGAAATGTGGAACAAGGAAGCGGAAAATTTTGTTCGTAAACTAAATTTTTCTAGCCCTTATCATAATTTATGGTCTTGTATTTATTCTGACCCTAAACCAGTAAGCGGTTGCTTATTATTAACGTTTGATGGTATTATAGTTCTTTTTCATTTGTTCACTCTAAAATCTAAACGCAGAAAAGGATATGCCCGTATTGTGGTTAAAAATGCCATTGAAGCGCTTAACAGAACCCCTAATCACATTTTATTGGCACGTTCAATAATAGACTCTAATGCTTCTAAATTATTTAAGTCTATGGGATTTGTATCTAATCATCATATCGACCATACCAGAACAATTGTGTGGCAATATTTTAGAGAATGAACCAACAGGAATTAAAAAAACTTATTAAAAGAAAGCTTCCAACGGACAAAGCACTTAAGCGGGTAGAAATTCTTATAATGAAATGGGCATTGCCCAAAATAGAAACTCAATGTATTACTCAATTAATAAATAACACATCATATCCATATAAGTTGGTGATTTTAGACACTAGGGCATTGAGCAAAAATCGTAAGGGTCAATGGTGTGGAATTAATACTTCTAAAATTTGGAACTATTTTATTAAAAATTCTACTTGTGATTATCTTTGTATAATGGATTCTGATGCTTTTGTTGAGCCAAACTGGTTATCGGAGGCAATGAAAGTATTTAAAAAATATCCAGATGCTGGTGTTGTAGCCCCTGTTTCTAGAAGGCTAGGTATTCCTGAAAGTCAACACCTACAAGAAATAGAACTTCAGCACAAAACCCATACCCACAAAGCAAGCTCACATGTTTCGGGATATTGTTTCGTTTTTAAAAAAGAAATGTTAAAAGATGTTGGATTATTTGATGAAGATTTTTATTATTTTGGTCAAGATTCCGATTGGTGCGAGAGAATACAAGAAAATGAAAAATGGAATATCTATATTTGCCCTACAATGATAGTGGACCATGGTACTGATGAGGGTTGGAGCATTTCATCAAAAAAAGCACAAGAATCTCACGAATGTATTTGGGAGTGGCAGGAAGATACCGCTTATGCTCAAAAATTAGCACAAATTAAAAAGAAAAAGCGAGGCAAAAATCCTAACTTATATCCATGGGGAGGAGTTGCTTGGCAAGAACATAATTTATGAAATTAAATTTAGGATGCGGAGAACAATATTGGGAAGGATATAAAAACATTGATATATCTAATGCCGTACCAGCCGACCAATATTATGATATTAATCATGGCATTAAAGAAAAAAACAATAGCGTTGATGAAATTCACGCTGGTTGTGTATTAGAACAAGTTGATGATTTTGTTTTTGTTTTAAACGAATGCTGGCGAGTTCTTAAAAAAAACGGAACCTTAAAAGGATACGTGCCCTCTACTGCTTCTAACGTATTATTTGTAGACCCAATGGACAAACGATTTTTTACAGAAGAATCTTTTCAATATTTTAATGTTGATTCTGCTCTTTGGAAGCAGTTTGGAAAAACATACGGATTTAAGCCATGGCAGATTTTATTGGTTAAAACAGAACCAAATGGAATAATTCACTTTGAGTTAATGCCCACAAAATGAAAATAGCTATTACAACAGCAATTGAACAAGAGCCTTATGCTATTGACCATTTAGGGGTTAAACAGGGATTGGATTGGATGGGATGGGACTACTTAATTGCCGACCCAATTATACGAGGAGCAGAAGATGCTATAAGCAGAATTATTAAATTTAAACCAGACATAGTAGTTCATTATATGGATATTATGTTGAAGTCCAAGGCCCCAGAAATCATAGCAAAGGCAATTAAAACCAAGCAAGTTTTTTGGGAAATGGACTATCGACCAATGGCACATAATACAGAAAATTCTTATGATGGACAATGGAACCATTGGTTGACCCAAGCACCTTATTTAGATCACATTTTTTTGTCAAACAAAGGACAAATAGACTGGTGGGAAAAAGAATGGAAAACCCCTGTAAGTTATTTGCCTCATGGCTGTTATATACCAGATAAACCTAAATATGATCCAAGATTTGTTTGTGGGTGTGTATTTATTGGTTCTATGATAAACAGCGAACCATTTGTTCAAAGAACAAAATTAATAGAAAAAATAAGAAAATATATTCAAATAGCCCACATAAATTCACATAACCCAGAAGAAAGAAATGAAAATTGGAAAAATATGCCAGCTATTTATCATTCCGCAGACACAATATTAGACATATCTCATTTTTGGGATAATCCCGGATATGCCTCTGGACGTTATTTTTATTCGGCTGGACTTGGGGGGTGTTCTATAACAAAACAATTTCCTGATTGTAAACAATTATATCCTGATGGGACTAAAGTGTATTTTAATACGCCAGAAGAAGCTATAGAAAAAATTAAATATTATCAAAAACATTCTCGTGCTAGAAATATTGTTAAGCAAAAAGCATTTGAACATACTAAAAAATATCATAATTTTAAATTAAGATTTCAAAAAATTTATGACACTCTTACAAAAAGTTGAACAAGCTAAAACAATTATATCAGATTATATTAAGAAATATCCAAAAATTTGTTTGGCCTGCTCTTGGGGAAAAGATTCAATGGTATTATTACATATTGCTCGACAGGTCAAAAAAGATATTTCTGTAATTGGAGTTATGACTCCATTTAAACCAACGGAAACCAAAAAATATAGAGATAAAATGGTTCGAAAATGGAATATACGATTTACTCAATTTAGTGCCAAAACCATTGATAGACCTAGCGACCCCGAAGAATGTTGTAATCATTTTAAGGTTAAGCCATTAAAAAAAGCACTAAAAGCTTATGACGCTTGGATTAGTGGAGTGCGTAAAACCGAAGGTATTACTAGAACAAAATTCAAATATGTAGAAAAAAAAGATGGATTAGTGAAAATTAATCCAATTCTGGATTTTACAGAAAAAGATATATGGCGTTATTTAGCCATTTATCATATTCCTGTTAATCCAATGTATAAACAAGGTTATCGCTCTTTGGGTTGTTTGCCTTGTTCGGCTCCAGAGCAGGACGAGAACGAAACCGAAAGAGAAGGACGATGGAAGGGAACACACAAGCATTGCGGGGAATGCGGAATTCATTCCCAATCAATGAGAATCCCAAAATAGATGTATTTATATTGGGAATAGATGGATATTTAGGATATTCATTAGCTCTTTATTTAAAAAACAAAGGCTATACCATAGCTGGTATGGACAATTTTTCTCGTAGAAATATGGTAACCGAAGTAGGTGGACATTCTGCTATTCCTATTGATGATAGAAAGGTTGATTGGGATGTGTGGCAAGGCAATGTTACTGATTACGATGCTCTTAAAGGCGTTTTACAAACATATAACCCTAAAACCATAGTACATTTTGCCGAACAACCATCAGCCCCATATTCTATGATTGACTGGAAACACGCTTCTTTTACACATATTAATAATGTGGTTGGCACTCTGAATGTTTTGTGGGCAATGAAAGAGGTTTGTCCAGAAGCACATTTAATTAAATTGGGAACTATGGGAGAATATGGCACCCCCAATATAGACATACCAGAAGGATTTTTTACCATTACTTATCGAGGACGAAAAGACACCCTACCATTTCCCAAACAAGCAGGAAGTTGGTATCACCAAACCAAAGTTCACGACTCAAACAATATTATAATGGCTTGTAAAATATGGGGACTAAGAAGCACGGATATTAATCAAGGACCCGTTTATGGCGTAAAAACCAAAGATATGGATTTAAAAGAATATAAAACTCGCTTTGATTTTGATGGTGTGTTTGGAACTGCTCTTAATAGATTTGTTGCTCAGGCATTAATTGAATATCCATTAACCGTTTATGGAAAAGGGGGACAAACAAGGGGTTATTTACATATCAACGATTCAATGGAGGCCATTGAAATAGCGATTAAAAATCCACCAAAACAAGGAGAATATAGGGTATTTAATCAGTGGGCTGAAAAGTTTTCTATTAATGAATTGGCTGATATAGTAATTAAAACCGCAAAAACACAAGGACTTAAAGCAGAAAAAATTGAAAACCCCAGAATAGAACTAGAAAAACATTATTATAATCCAGATCATCAGACTTTATATGATATGGGCTGGAAGCCGAGAAAAATGAAAATTATGCTACCAGAAATGTTTAAAGACTTAAAACCATTTGTGGATAGAATAGAGGCTAAAAAGGATTTTATTAAGCCCAATATTAAATGGAAATAATATGAAATTATCAATTATCGTTCCTATTATAAATTTGAATAAAAAAATTCAAGACTTAACCGACAAGTGTTTGTCGTCTATTCGCAAATATACAACCGTTCCTTATGAGTTAATTATAATTGATAATGGCAATGCCGATAGATGGAGTGCTGATATAACAATTAAAAATGCCAGAAATGTTGGTAATGGCAAGTCTTGGAATCAAGGCTTAAAATTGTCTAGTGGGGAGTTTTTATTATTAATAGACAATGATACTGAGATTTTACATAAAGAGTGGGAAAAAGCCCTTATACGGGCTTTTGACGACCCATTGGTAGGTATATCCTTCCCAGCTACTAAAAATCGCGATGAGGACGATTTTAACGAGAAATTAAGCGGATTTTTTTGGATGATGCCCCGCAGGACATTTGAAAAAGTTGGATTAGTAGACGAAGGATATGGTTTGGGTAATTTTGAGGATACTGATTATTATATGAGAACCAAGGAAGCTGGGCTTAAACTTGTTTCTGTTCCTGAAACAAAAATAAAACATTATTCTAGAGCAACTTGTGATCAAATACCAGAAGTACAACAAATTTATCAAATTAACGAACAAAGATATTTTAATAAATGGAAAGTTCTTCCGATGCTGAATTAACTTGGAAAGAAAGCGATATTATCGCACAAGCCAAACAGCACAATCAACAACAAAAAAAAGAACGATATGTAAATGATATTCAAGAATCTTTTGGCTTAACAAGAGATTTAGATTATTATGATTTATTACAATTTTTCGATATTCAAAAAGAAGATTTGTTTAATAGAGAAGTAATAAGAAAGATAGATACTATATATGAGTATTTAAAAGAAAAAGGAAATGTTTTAAAAGAAGCAAAAAGACTTGATATACAACTAGGAAGACCCCTTTTAATGAATAAGTTAAATAAATTTTATAGCGAAATTCATTTATGGAATCTTGAGAAAGGAATTCAAGACAAACGCACAAGAGATATTAAAACCGAACAAATGATTAAAGAAAAAAAACAACTTCTTCAGTCTCGCTTATTAGATAAAAAGAAAGCACAAGAAAAAGCAAAATATCAACAAAAAGCGGAAATTGAAAGAGAAAAACA